TATTCGCACACATTTCCAGTCGCAATAACCAAACTACCCGTTCCAAATCTTGGGACTAATTCTCCGGGTAGATTAAAATTCAAACTAAAATTATTATGGGGGGTTATATCGGATGTAAAATTTATAAATCCCCTCATTCTCAAACTTGTATGGTCGCAAGTATAATATAATGGGGTTTGGTTTGTAATTGTTCCTACTCCAATAGAATAAACTGGTCCATATGCTTGTGTTTTTAGTTGTCCTACAGAATCACCAAAGGAAACTGTATTACATCTTATATCCATCCAAGGTTTTGGCGTATCATAACTGGCACTTGTAAATTTATTCAATGACATTTTATTTATTATATATAATTAATAAATATATTTTTTTTTATAAATAAATTTTATAACTTTTTATTATTTTAGTTTTTTTAAGACGGTGGATTTACATTAAATGTCGCACTAAAATTTAATCTTCCAATTTGTCCGCTTACTATATTAGTTCCATTTTGTCTAAAATCAACACTAATAGAATTTGTTGATAAAACGGTATAACTATCTTGAGCGGTTAAAGGAGTTGTTGTATGATTGGATAAATAACCTACAACTGGAGAAAATATAGCATCTTGAATTATTGTATATCCCGATGGTAAAGGACAACTAACCGTCGTTATAGCAAAATTTGCCGTTGCTGAAAAATCTACATTTACATCAATAGTCATAACATTATTATTGTATTTATAAAAAGCACAATAAGTCGTCAATGTTAAATTATTTGCTGTTAATGCTGGATTAAATGTTCCGCCATCTATATCAACTGGTTGTTGTGGTGTTATAGATTGTCCTTTAATTTCTAAAGAACTACATTTTATATCATTACAACCAATATTAAGGTATTGTTTTTCTAAATAATCACTTGAAGTTGTTAATTTGTTTAAACTCATTTTATATTATATAATTATAAAATATTATTTTTTATTAAAATTAAATTCTTGGTGGTCTAACATTTATTAATAAACTGTCATTATTAGCATCACTATAAGCACAATAACCTAAAACTATTTGTGAAGTATCATCGGTTGAAACTAAACTATTATCAACATTATCTAAATATAAAGTAGTTCCTTCTGCTACACTAATAGCACTTGTAGGATATGGTGTATTTGGTGCTAAAGTTATATTCCATCCGTCATCTTGTGCTGAACCATCACTAAAAAAGTAAAATCTTACATATCTCGTCCCTAAATTTATTAATGCTGGGAAAGTATTAGAAGGAACACCACCTAATAAAATTGCTCGTGGTTCATCTTTAGGTAAAACCCATCCATTATCTGAAGCACCCGAATTCCAAGAAGCACCACCAAAAGAAGTAGAATATGGCGGTGTAGTGGTGGATGATGTTTGTAGCCATTGAACTGATATATTATTATATGATACTCCGTCTGTAGAGGTTTGTATTCCCAATCTATCATACATCCGACTTGTTGAATGTTCAAAACCAAAACTATTAACTGTAGCATTTACTGTATATCCCGCCCCAGCATCAAAAGTAATACTATAATTTTCATTAGAATTATAAGAACCACCGCCTCCGCTGTCTGTAAATGTTGTATTATTTGTTAAACTTCGTGTTGTTCCATTTGTAGTATTATTTAAAATTACAGTTTCAAAACTTGGTAAAGTTGTTGATGTTCTCCGTGCTGTAGCATATCCAGTAGATAAAATATTAGCAGTATTTCCCGCTGTTGTATCATCTAAACATATTCCTATAATTTCGTGCTGTGATGGTAATGACCCTATTGAAGAACATTTAATATTTCCACTTGTATAATCAAATATAACTGGTTGCCCCGCACTCAAATTATTTAATGCTGTATATTGTTCTACAACTCCATAAGCGGTTTGTGTTGTTGAGGTTAATAGATTTGTTTTTATCGTTGAACCAACTAAACCACTAAAATCTAATGATGTTCCACCACCACCAGCATTATCATCTACATATTTTTTTGTTATTAATTCTTGATCATTTGTAAATGTTGTTTGTGTCGTTGTTAATGTTGTTGTTATATTTTTATTCCCATCAGTATTTATTAAATCTTTGCTATTTTGTTGTAATGTTGTAGCATTTAAATTTATACTTGATGCTGTCGCTGTAATTGTATTTGTTGTTAAATCTATCTGACAACCACCATTTAAAGATGTTATTAAAGGGATTCTTATTGTTCCTATAAATTCTGTTATATTTGTTGTTGTATTAACTAAACTAATATTTTGTGTTTTTGTTTCTAAATCCGCTATTGATAATACACCATTACTAATCCACGATAAATTACCACTTCCATCAGTGGATAAAACATACCCGCCCGTTCCCATTGTAGGAGTTGTAAATTTATTATAACCTAAACCATCACCAGATTTTACTTTTAATTCAGTATCTATTTCTGTTGTAAATAATTTAATAGTTCCATCAATTTGCGTATTCCCAGCGGTTGTATTAGCATCATTTATATTTTGTGTTCTATTAAATAAAGTTGGGTCTGTAGGAGATATTAATGATAAATCTGTAAAAGCACAATTTCCGCTTCCATCAGTTGTTAAAACCCAGTTTGTTCCACCTAAATTAGCGGTTTTTAAATTTACAATATTACCATCGGTGGTTCTGAATTTAACATTATCAGCAATAATAGTATCACAGTTAATTTTCATCCATTCCTTTTCTTTCAAGTCATCGGTAAATTTATTCAAACTCATATTGTTTATTATATATTAATAATATAATAAAAAATCTTATAAATATTTTTAAATTAATAGAGTCATCGCACTAATCCAAAAATCACCATCATAACATTTATTATCTGTAAATAGTTTAATAAATTTACCTAAAGAAACATCTTTAAATCTAATTCTCATTGAAACCCATCTTCCGCAAGTATTTGTATGTTCTTTAAATTTTTGTAATTTAAAATCATTAGAAATCAATTTATAATTACTTTTATCTATTAATGCGGTTAAATGAGGAGTTATAACTCCTCTATGCCGTCTTAAATTATATTTAGAATATTTAAGTTCCTCATCTATTGACATTCCATAAGGGTCAAAAAATTCAAGGGTATTATTTTTATGTTTAATTAAACAAACCCAATGACCCACATTCGCTTCTAATTGATATAAAATGACACAGCAACCATAAGGATTTAATATATCATCAATATTATCAACTTGTTCTAAATCACTATATAAAAATATTTTTGTTTTATTATCAGTTATTCTTAATATATCATCATCAGATAAATCATAATCTTCTGCCCTTAATATATCTTTATCAATTCCACTCATTTATTATATTATAAATTAATATAATATTATAAATCTTTTTTTAATTTATTCATATAATTCTGTCATAGGGAAATAAGCACCTTTTTCGTATAAAACATATTGAGGATACGACCTATAAACCATTACCCATCTTGATGGTAGATTTACAAACTTTTTAATTTGTTGTTTATCAAAACCGCAATAAGTCTTTAGAAAATTCTTAATATGATAAGTTCCACTACCACTTTTAGGAAAAACAACAACACCCGTTGCTTCGTTTAATATTCTTCTCGTGGATGAATAATTACTTAATAAATGTGATGTAATTAATAATCTAATATTAAAATGTCGTCCTTGTTCTAATAACCAATCCCTTAAAACTTCCATATATCTCCTCATATTTCTATCACGGATTGTATCAGTATCATCAAAAATAACTAAACTATTTTCTAATTCTTTTGGTTCAATCGGGTCATTTAATAGGTCATTATCTAACATAATTCTTGTGGGGTCGTGTCTATCTAATACTTTATCATTATTTATTGAAGAAAATAAATATACATCGTCTTCTTTAAACATTCTCTTATATTCACCTATCCATTTCCCAGTAAATGTAGATTTACCCGCCCCGCTTGGTGCTGTAATATAAATTTTTTCTACAACATTTTTATTCGGCATAGGTTGGAGTATTCCATCTTTAATTTTTATCTCGTTTTCTCCTTTAGTATCGTTTAGATATAAAAATTTACCATCATTTTTACCTCCTTTAATTCTTGCTATCTTTCTGCCTTCTTCTAATGAGAAAAACATATCTTTTTACTTATATATAATATTATAAAAGAAAATGAATTTTTAAATTTTTTTAAAATAATATATTATAATAATATATAATAAAATGAGTAATCAATTACAAGATAATGAAGACCATATCTACTATAATATAGATATTAGAAAAGGTATTGAAAATGCGGGACAACAATTTCAAGCAGTATTTAACGAAACCCGTGTAGAACCAATTTTAAATAAACCGAGTGATTATGATTTAGCAGTTGTTAGATTTAGTATTCCATCACAAAGTATCCCAATATTTTTATGGAAAGAAAATGAATTTAAAATCACTATATCTTATTTAAATTTTGATTTTACAACAACTTTGCTACATATACCTAATTCTCCGGGTGGAACATACGATTATTATGGTAAATCTATTTGGAATTATCAAGATTTTATTGATAGTATAAATGCTGGTTTATTGGCATCTTTTAATGATTTTGTTGCTGGAACTCCCGCTTTTGCTTTAAAACCAACCAAAGCACCATATATGGTTTATAATGCTGAAACACAATTATGTTCTTTGATTGCTGAGGAAAAATATGATACTACATATACAGACCCCGTTTATATTTATTTCAATAGAGCATTAGTAAATTACTTTCCAGCATTACAGAATTTTGATGAAGATGATGCTATAAAAACCGCTTGGATTAGAGT